TCTTATGCTACCAATACAGGGAAGACTGAAAATACAAGTTATGTAAATCCTGGACAAAAGCAATGGTTAAGAGATAACCCATCTTTTATAGAAGTATCTTACTCTAGAGTACATAATGGGCGAATTAATGCATATTTTGATGGCACTGATGGGACGAATGGTGGTTATGCTATAAACTTTGTAAACTCTGCACACTGTTCAGCTTATGATATTGAAGGAAGCGGTTGGACGCAGTTAATTGGTATGGGTAGCGATGTACCACCAGAGACACCTTCCAACTATGATTGCCATGCATATAATTTAACTGTCACTTCTCCAGATTTAGTTCGTACTTTCTATTCTATAGGTTTTATTGCAAATTCTACAGAGTGTAGTATAAGAGATGCTGTACAAATAGCCCCAATGACAGATGGTACTAGTAATGGAAGTGGTGTTGCTACAAACTTTTCTCAAAATTGTATTATTGAAAATATAAGCATACCTAACTTGGGTCAAACAGCTTCTTCAGAGGGTGTTTTAATAAATAATACTTCTGGTAGTGTTATAAGAAATATTATGGTTAGGAATTGCCGTAGGGTTATTTCAACATTTTATGTAGATTCTACTACATTAGATTCTACTAAACCAAATATTATACAAGGTATCTCAGGGATAGGTACAGTAGCATTAATATCCTTAAGATCTAAATATGATTTAATAACAGATTTTGTTACAGATGCCACGACACCAAATGATATACTATTCGGTAACACAAATGCATCCGGAAATGTAATAAAACAAGAACCTTTATCATTAGGTGTAACAGAAACATCAACTTTCTTTTTGAGAAATTACTTACAAAATAATACCATCCGTGGGTACACTAGAAAAATTAAATATTTGAGACCTGCGGATATTTTAGTAAATTCTAAATCAGATACAAATGGTTGGAATTATAATAAGACAGTTTCAACTAAGATTGGTGTAGATCTACATTTCTTATGGGAAGTTCCAGATAATATTAAAGCTTTAGATACAATATCATTATTTTGTTCATTCAATGCTACTTCAGATACAGCATTCATAACTGGATCTACTGTACTTGCGGAATTAATACAAATGAGTGCATTTGATGGTAATATAAATACAAACCCTTATACAGCATTTACTAACAGCCGTGTAGCTGCATCTGGGCAAACAGATACAACCCTTACTGCTCAATATAGTAGTAGCGTATCTCCAGGTACAGTTCTCATGTCGGATACAACAAATGGGTTATCAAATTCTTGGTATGTACATTTAAGAATGTATAATAATGTTAATAATAATTATATGAAAGAAATTAGAGTTTCTTATTGGGGGTAAGATGAAAGGTACACAATCTAAAGAAGTAGATGTTTTATATAGAGCTATAGTAGATTATTATTCAACCATGTCTGCTATTGATATTACACAAGAACAACTTGAAAGTAGAAATAAGATTTTAAAAAATAACGGTATAATTTGTGACAGTGAACTTGACCAAACGATCTTAGAACTTCAAGAAAAATATTTAGCAGCAGTGGATGTAGATGACAAAGAAAAAGTAATCAATATAGTAGAAACTACAATTGGCCTACTTTCATAAAACAGTGATAATCTGGAGTTAGCCCATGAAAGACTTCTTAAAATCTTTTTTATTTGCATTCAGACCTGGTGGGCAATACTCACATACACGATTTTGGAGCAATGTTGGATTTTTCTCAATGACAGCAGTATTCATATACTTTGGATTTTTCATTGGGTTGCCTGAATGGTATGCATGGATTTATGCAGGTATCGTAGTTGCTCCAAATATTGCAAGTAAGTTAATGAAATATCGTTATGGTGCTTTTACTCAAATCACAGACGATCAGAAACCAGAACCTAAAGGTAAGGACGTAAATAATGAGTGATTTTGGATTAAAAGATTACGGGTTTATCATGCCCTCATATGATGAATGGAGATCAGCCTATTATGAAAATGCCAGAGCAACTTTTGGTAGTGATGTTAATATAGGTGATTCTTCAGTAATAGGTCAGTTTTTAAGTATCTTTGCTTTTCAGGATATTTATACTTGGCAAGGTTTACAAGCTATTTATAATAGTCAAACATTAGACGGTGCTGAAGGTATCTACTTGGATGAGATACTCTCAAGACGTGGTGTCTTCAGAAAGACAAGTTCACCAGGAACAGGTTTTGCTTTTATAAAAACAAATAACACAGCATTGTGGACAACAAGCATCCCTTTGTCAACATCTTTTAGATCTTCTGCTGGGCAAACATATCAAGTATCACTAGAAACAGCACTGCGTGACCGTATTGCAGCATACACTGTAACAAGATCACAATTGACTTCAGCGGCAACATCTATTACATTTTACATCACAAACGTTGTTTCTGGGGCTTTAAATACTGCTACATTCGCAACAAACTCTAACACACTAATGACAGACTTAGCAACATTTATTTCTGCTAACGTAGCTTCTTCTGAGACAAGTAAGGTTTTTGTACAATCTAATACACTGTATGTTGGTTATAATAACACAGACCTGACTAATCCAGTGGGATTAAATTCTTCTGTTAAATTTTATGCCTCTGCAAATGTTGGAACTAAGTGGAGCTTGATACCAGTAGTAGCCACTGAGACAGGGATTTATGATGTTTTCCCAGGTGGTATTGTTAGTATGACACCATCTATAACTGGACAACTTGCTGTTGGTAACTTTACAGAGTTTTATCCAGGTCGGAATGTAGAAACAGATGCTGAATATAGAGCACGATTCAATGATGTAATTGATGAGTCAAGTGCAGCAACAAGACCTGCTATATACAAAGCTATTTCTGATTTAGATGGTGTCGAGAAGGTTAAGATTTATGATAACCCTACAATTAATGATACACCACAAGCACCTGCATTTACCTTCAATACAGTTGTTCTTGGTGGAGATCCTACAGAGATTGCAACAACACTGTTTAATAAGAAGCCAATAAACACTTTAACATCAGGTACTGTAAGCTATAATCAAGTTTTACCTGACGGTGGTATTGAAGTAATAAAATACACCCCTGCAACAGAAACTGAATATAGCATTAAAGTTAGATACAGAACAGTTGATGACTCTACTTTGACTCCAGAAGAACAAACTGTTATTCAAAATAACTTTGTTAATTTGTCTTCATCTTTTGAGATCGGTACAACTATCTTCAATGTGCAATTACAAAGTGTTGTGTTTAGTTCAATTACTTTTGGTCGTTTAAGTTATCTTGAAGTTCAAACTAAGAAGACTTCAGATCCTGATTCTAGTTTCTCTACTTCTGATATCATACCTGCTTTTTCAGAAATTGTAGGTATATCTGCTGAAAACGTATCTTTTGAACAAGTGATTTAAGGAGGTCACATGGCAAATAATGTTGACCATATTCAATATAATCCAGATTATGTGAAAGATACCTTTAATCTTCTTTTAGAACAATTCAAAGGTTCTGAGAATCTAGTCAAACTTCTTCAGGTTATTGCAACTATGAAGAAACAAATAGATGATGAGACAATTTTCTTAGGCAAACACAGAACGATAGACTCAGGAACAGGGATTGTTCTTGACAATATAGGTGAAGAGTTAGGTGTGCCAAGGAATGGTGCAAGCGATGATGATTACAGAAACATCCTAAAAATAAGGTCTTATAGAACTAAGACATCAGGAACATTACCTGAAATATTAGATCTACTTGTAAGATTTACGGGTGTCGATGCTCAGAGCATAAATATCTACATTGGTGGTCAAAAATCTTTTGATATAGCTTTCTACGAAGGTTGTTTAAATGCACAAAAAGCTGAAGAAGAGTTAACTGAGATATTTCCAATATTAAGTAGTTACAGATTACTTCTTAAATCTGGGACACCTTTTGGGTTTGGTTCTGTTTATGATGAATCTCCCTCAGATATTTTCCAAGGGTTTGGATCAGTCTTTGATGAGAACTCTTATGGTGGACATTTACCTTCACTATTAACAGCTACACCTTAACTAAGGAGTTTAAATGGCAAAGCCAACATATTATCCAGATTGGGCAACAGAAGACACTACGTTGCCATCAACTGGACAAGCTAATAAAGTCC